AGTAATACCCAATAACGTTACTACTAACTATACTAACAGACCATCTTGGACTTCAACACTTGACGGAGGAACGTTCTAAATGCAACAAAACAGTGAAGTTGACGTAAATGTTTTAATGAGTCTATATCATCAAAAACTTGCACAAGCAGCGAACCAAAATGTACTTTTGGAAGCAAAACTCCAAACTTTAAAAAAAGATTTTGAAGAGGAGAGAGACGATCTTTTAAAAGAGATTGCAGATCTAAAAGAAAAATATGAGGAAACCACTTAAAAATGGCAAAACCATCAACTAGACAAGGACTTATTGATTACTGTTTACGGAAGCTAGGTGCTCCTGTATTAGAGATTAATATTGATGACGATCAAATAGATGATCTAGTCGATGATGCTATTCAGTTATTTAATGAACGTCATTTTGATGGTGTTGAAAGAATGTTTCTCAAGTATCAACTTACTCAAGCTGATATAGATCGAGGACAAGCAAAAGATACAGATGGTGTTGGTATAGTAACTACAAGTGTTACATCAACAAATATTGCTGGTTATGGAACTACTACTAGTAATTGGTATGAAACTTCTAATTTTTTACAAGTTCCAGATTCAGTAGTTGGTATTGAAAAAATATTTAAGTTTGACACCAGTACATTAACTGGTGGAATGTTTAGTATAAAATATCAATTATTTTTAAATGATTTATATCAATTTAATTCTATTGATTTATTGCAATATGCAATGGTTAAATCTTATCTAGAAGATATAGATTTTTTATTAACACCAGACAAACAAGTAAGATTTAATAAAAGACAAGATAGATTATATTTGGATATAGATTGGAAATCATCAGATAAGGATGATTGGTTTATTTTAGATTGCTATAGAGCGTTAGATCCAACAGCATTCACTCAAGTCTATAATGATCCATTTCTTAAATTGTATCTCACTGCTCTTATAAAGAGACAATGGGGACAAAATATGATTAAATTTAAGGGAGTTAAACTTCCTGGTGGTATAGAGATGAATGGTAGAGAAATTTATGATGATGCTGAGAGAGAAATTGAAGCACTTAGATCTAGAATGGCATCGGAGTATGAATTACCTCCTTATGATTTTGTAGGTTGATGACACATGGCATTAAATCCATTTTTTCTACAAGGATCATCTTCTGAGCAAAGATTAGTACAAGATCTTATAAATGAACAATTGAAGATGTTTGGTGTTGAAGTCACCTATATTCCAAGAAAATTCGTAAATACACAATCAGTTTTTCAAGAAGTCCAATCATCAAAATTTGATGATAATTTTTCTATAGAAGCATATGTTAATACCTATGAAGGATATTCTGGTGCTGGTGATGTTTTAACTAAGTTTGGAATGAGTTTAAGGGATGAAGTTACCCTTACTATTTCAAAAGAAAGATTTGAGGACTTTGTTGCACCATTTATGGCAGGTCTAGATGATGGTAGTGGAACTGGTGAAATTATACTTTCAACTCGCCCAAGAGAAGGAGATTTAGTATATTTTCCATTAGGTCAAAGATTATTTGAAGTTAAGTTTGTAGAACATGAAAATCCTTTTTATCAATTAGGAAAAAATTATGTTTATCAACTCAAATGTGAACTCTTTGAATATGAAGATGAAGTTCTTGATACTGATATTGAAGCAATTGATACTCAACTCGAAGATCTTGGATTTATTACTACACTTAATTTGATTGGTACTGGTGCTACTGCTACTGCTAATGCTGTATTAACTCCTGCAAATAAAGGATATGTTAGGCAGATATTTTTGAATAATGATGGAAGTGGTTATTCAACACCACCAACTGTTGCTATTTCAACTGCACCGTCAGGAACAGGAAATGCAAATGCTACTGCAGTTGCTATTACTACTCACAGAGCTGGAATATACTCAATAGATCATATTACATTGGTTAGTCCTGGTGCTGGATATACTGAAACACCAACTGTCACTATTACTGGCGGTGGTGGAATAGGTGCTGCTGCTACTGCATACCTTGAAAGTGCAGAAAGAGGTATTCTATCATTTACTATGACGAATAATGGTGTTGGTTATGCTAAGACACCTACTGTAACTGTTACTGGTATTGGTAGTGATGCATATATTGGAGTATCTTCTATTGCAGTTGTTGAACCTGTAATGAGCGTTAATAATACTATTAATTCTCTAAGGTTAAGAAATGCTGGTGTGGGATATACTCAAACACCAACTGTTACTATTTCTAATCCTTCAATTTATACTGGTGTTGGAAACTTTGAATTTAATGAACTTGTAGTAGGACAGACATCTAGAGCACAAGGAAGAGTTAAAGAATGGGATAAGGATACTAATATTATTAAAATATCTAATGTTGGTATTGGATCTACAGTTCCATCTGGATTCATAACTGGTGAAATAATTGAAGCAACTGAATCTACAGTCTTTACTACAGAACAAAATCAAACAGGAACTGTTGGAATTAAAACTACTAGAATTTCTGTTGGTAGTACTGCAGGTATTGCAGTTGGACAACTATTAAAACCAACTTATGTTGGTACTGGAAATAGTATTCCTGTTATTGGTGCAGCATCTACAGTTACTGCGGTTTATATTGGATATATTACTATCAATCCTGCTACTATTAATGTGGTACAATGTACTAATTGTCAACTTTCATTCGGAAGAACTGAATTCTCTAATTACTCTGTTAAGTCATATGTTCATAAAGATACATATAGTGAATACGACAGTAATGACGAAATTGAAGATCTGGCAGACAGTTTCTTAGATTTCACTCAATCTAATCCATTTGGTCAGGTATAATGTTAGGAACTTATTTTTATCACGAAATTCTAAGAAGAACTGTTATCTCTTTCGGTACAGTTTTTAATGATATCCATATTCGCCATAAGAATTCATCTGGTGGTGATATTAGTGATATGAGAGTTCCATTGGCGTATGGACCAATGCAAAAATTCTTAGCAAGGATAGAACAGCAACCAGAATTAAATAGAGCAACTCAAATTACATTACCTAGAATGTCATTTGAAACAACTGATATTTCATATGATCCTACAAGAAAGGCGAGTATAACTCAAACATTTAAAGCATCAGATGGAACTAATCTTAAAAAGGTTTATATGCCTGTTCCATATAATGTTGGGTTTGAGTTGAATATAATGGTTAAATTAAATGATGACGCATTACAGATTGTAGAGCAGATACTTCCATATTTTCAACCTTCCTTTAATTTAACTGTTGATTTAGTAGATTCAATTGGAGAGAAAAGAGATATTCCTGTAGTATTAGATAATATATCTTTTGAGGATGATTATGAAGGAGATTTTTCACAAAGAAGAGCATTAATATACACACTTAATTTTACTGCTAAAACTTATCTATTCGGTCCTATTGCAGATACTACAGATGGACTTATTAAGAAAGTTCAGGTCGATTACTATAGTAGTATTGATAGAGAGACTGCAAGAAGACAGTTAAGATATACTGGTACTCCTAAAGCACTTCAAGATTATAATGATGATAATACTACTGTATTGAAGGCAGATATAAGTAAGTCTAAGACTAGAATTGAAGTTGGTGATAGTGGTCCATTAGTGGTTGGTGGTAGAATTATTATAGATACTGAGATAATGAAAGTTAAAGAAATAGTTGATGCACAAACTATTGTTGTTTATCGTGGATATGATAATACCGCAAAAGCGACTCATATAACAGGTACATCAATTGATGCATTAACTGCTGCTGACGATATTTTAGTAGAACCAGATGATGATTTTGGATTTAATGGAGTTATTGAGGACTTTACTGATGGTGGTACATTTAGTCCAACAAGACAAACTGATTTAACTTAAGAAAATGTCTAGTTATGATCCTATTGATAAAGCATTAAACACTCAAAGTAGTGAAATTGTTGGAGTTGGTGTAGATAAAACTAGTCCAGAGATTCCACATAAATCTGAAGAAATTCAGAAAGATTATGAATATACTCGTGCAAATTTATATTCTTTAATTGAAAAGGGACAAGAATCTCTTAATGGTATATTGGAACTTGCAGGTGAAAGTGCAAGTCCAAGAGCATATGAAGTTGCAGGACAAATTATTAAGTCGGTTGCTGATACGACTGATAAGTTGATGGAACTTCAGAAAAAAGTTAAAGAAGTAGATGAAGATAAAGGAAAACCAACACAGGTTACAAATAATGCATTGTTTGTTGGTTCTACTACTGATTTATCAAAGATGATTAAACAGCAATTTCTAAATACTACTACATCAAAGGATAACAATGAAACAGTGTAAAGCAGGATTTTATTATTGCCACAAAGATAAAAAATGCAAAAGAATCCCTTTAGGATATCATGTAGGAGTTCGTGGTTATCTTGAACAAGATGATGATAACAAAAATGGAAATGGTGGTGGAAATGGAAATGGTGGTGGAAATGGAAATGGTGGTGGAAATGGAAATGGTGGTGGAGTAAGCGAATCTAATTGGAGAAAAGATTTGGGAATAGTGAGGTAAAATTATGCCTGATAATGATGTATATCTTGGTAATCCCAATTTAAAAAAAGCAAATACACAAATAGAATTTACGGAAGATAATATTCGTGAATTTTTAAGGTGTAAGGAAGACCCTGTATATTTTGCAAACAATTATATGAAGATTGTTTCTCTTGATGAGGGACTTGTTCAATTTAAACCATATGATTTTCAAGAAAAGTTAATTAAAAACTTTCATCTTAATAGGTTTAATATCTGTAAGATGCCTAGACAGACTGGTAAGTCTACCACATCTGTTGCATATCTTTTACATTATGTTGTATTTAATGATAGTGTTAATGTAGGTATTCTTGCAAACAAAGCAGCAACTGCTAGAGACTTATTGGGTAGATTACAAACGGCATATGAAAACTTGCCTAAATGGATGCAGCAAGGAATAATTGCTTGGAACAAAGGTAGTTAGAACTGGAGAATGGATCAAAGATATTGGCTGCTTCTACGTCTGCAAGTGCTGTCCGAGGCATGTCGTTCAATATCCTTTTCCTCGACGAGTTCGCCTTTGTCCCAAATCATATCGCAGAAGCATTCTTTAGTTCTGTTTATCCTACTATTACGTCTGGTAAGTCAACGAAAGTAATAATGGTATCAACCCCTCACGGGATGAATCATTTTTATAGGTATTGGCATGATGCAGAGAGAGGAAAGAATGAATATGTACCAACAGACGTTCATTGGTCACAAGTTCCTGGTAGGGATGCTAATTGGAAAGCACAGACTATTGCAAACACATCCGAACAGCAGTTTAAAATTGAGTTTGAATGTGAATTCTTAGGTTCTGTCAATACTCTCATCAATCCTGCAAAATTGAGGACGATGGTTTATGAAGAACCAATTACAAGAAATGCTGGATTAGATATTTACGAAAAAGTACAAAAAGAGCATAATTATATAATAACAGTTGATGTTGCTAGAGGATTGGGTAATGATTATTCTGCCTTTATAGTTTTTGATACGACAGAGTTTCCTTATAGGGTTGTAGCAAAGTATAGGAATAATGAAATTAAACCTATGTTATTTCCTAATATTATTCTTGATGTTGCAAAAGGTTATAATAATGCTTATGTTTTAATAGAAGTAAATGATATAGGAGATCAGGTTGCAAGTATTATGCAATATGATTTAGAGTATGAAAATATTCTAATGGCATCCATGAGAGGAAGAAATGGACAAATAGTAGGACAAGGATTTTCTGGTAAGAAGACTCAACTAGGTGTCAGGATGACATCAGCAGTTAAGAAATTGGGTTGCTCTAATCTTAAAACTATGTTAGAGGATGATAAGTTAATCAGTAATGACTATGAGATTATATCGGAATTAACTACATTTGCTCAGAAACATCAATCATTTGAGGCAGAAGAAGGATGTAATGATGACTTAGCAATGTGCCTTGTTATATTTGCATGGTTAGTTCAACAAGATTACTTTAAGGAAATGTCAGATAATGACATTCGTAAGAGAATATATGAAGAGCAAAAGAATCAGATTGAACAAGATATGGCACCATTTGGATTCATACAAACAGGTTTAGAAACAGAAAGTTTTGTTGATGATAATGGAGATAGATGGCATACTGATGAATATGGAGATAGATCTTATATGTGGGACTATATGTAATGGAATTAA